TGCAATATATGCCATGATAAAAATCCTTTAAAGTTAATGGTCTCGGTGGACCTGCTTTTATTTAGTCTTTTGGCAAAAAATCAGCGTGTTGGTGGATTGTTTCGTGCAGAATTTCTAGCAGTAAAATCAAAACGATTCACCGCTTTGCCATAGCCTGCAGGCGTGGCCATCACCCAGCCTTCGTGTCCGGGATCTTTCAAATCCAAGTTGCGTAGGATGTCCAGCTTCAAATCGTGTAGCAACATAAACAAAGTAAATGCAGCGGCCAGGCCTTCTGTGTTTGATGCAGGGCTTTTTAGATATTCCACAATGTTACCAAATTTCTTTGGAGTAACTTTGGTTTGTAACCAATCACCAAATCCTGCCAATAGATTATCAAAGTTACCGTTGGGTTGTTTGATTCTAAAATTGATGTAGTCCACACACAGTTTGGCCAAGTCTGTGATCTGCATGGCTCGCAGTTCAGCAGGATTAAACAAGGTATCAATAGCAGCGCCCTTGCTGTTGCGTATTTGTTTGATTTGCTTGATCAGTGTGGCCTGTCCTTTGGATTGTGCAGGATCTTGAGGTGTAATGCCTTTGCCGTAAATGGGCCCACTCAAGAACAATCCAGGTACTTCATTAAACGAAACTCTACTGAGTGGCTGCTTGGGCTCGCCTTGGTCAGCATACATGGTGTGCATGGCAATGCCTGTAGTGCTGTTGCGAATTTGTTGACCCAGGGCGCTCTTGGCAGGTATGCGATATTCTACTGTGTTGGGTTTAAACACAAGGTTGCCAGCCTGTTCTTCCCAGGGCTGTTCGGGATAGTACAACAAGTCACCTTGAACATAGCCACGGAAGTTTGTGGGTGTGGCTGTTTCCAGTTGTGGCCAAAGATCAGCATACAATTGAACTAATTCGCCACGTTCCCCTTTTCGTGTGCTTTGAATCTGTGCCATCATTTTGGGGCTAGTAGCAAGTCCATCGTAGCCTTTGGCTTCAAAGCCCGACCCATCTGTCAGCACAAACTCTCCTGTGTCTGGCTTGCGGCCAAATATCACAGCAGGTTTGCCGTCCCACTTTACAGTAGTGGTCTTTTGTGGTGCATCCGCAGCATGTTGGATGATAGCTAGTGCTTCGTCTACACCACGTGAGCCTTTGCGAAATATTAGATCTTCCAAGTGTTCAATACCCTTAGCTCTACCGCCTACATTGCCTTCGTCGGCTTCGTATATTTGATATGGGTTGACTGGTTCGGCTTCAATTAGCGGCTGCATGCCTTGATTTACAATTCTATCACGCAGTTTGGCCAGGAAATGCACATCACTATTTTCTCGCACTAGGTCTGGCTCTTGCAGGCCTTCTTTGGCTAGATATTCGCGAAAGTCTTTTAGTTTGGCGTCACGGTCTCGGTCTCGTGCTAGAGCAGCATAAATGCTTTCCACGTTCTTGAGATTTTCTCTTGTGGCTGCTTTACCCAACAGTGTTTTGGCCACATAGTCTGGATCCATGCCACCATCTACCAATTGATTTGTGGTGCGGCTGAACATGCCATTGGCACCCACTTTGAGTCCCATTTGTTTGGCAATTGAACTCATCAGCACATTACGGTTCATGCCTTTGTAGACAGAATCTTCTGAACCACCATAGTAGAATTGTCCCCAATCCAAGTTAGGGAAGAACATGAAGTCTGTTTGCACATATCCGTTTTGAGGGTTGCCGTTGATTGGGGTACGCAGGTGTACTTCGCCAGCTTTTTTCACCCAGGCCTTGGGATCTTCACCGTGACTTACCGCCCATTGTGTGAGTTTTGCTGTGAGCTGTTCTTTGGATATTTCGCTGGCATCCACTGCCATGTCCATGTCGCCTGATGTGGGCTTGCGGCCAGTTGAGCCTAGCCAACGCTCACGTGGGAATTCTAATCCTGTAAGTGTTTCCAACCACTGTACTGTGGCTGCTACATCGCTTTGATTAATGCGTCCAGTCAGTGGATTACCATCGGCATCTTTAAATACGTTACCGCCTTCTAGTAGTCTCATGGTGTGTTAAATCCTAGTGCTTGCAGATAGGCTTTGGTACGAGCATCTTGAGTTTCTGCATCTGGCAGCTTGCCAACTATATTTTGAACTTGTTGTAGTTGAGGTTGTGTTATACCCGAAGCGGTAACAAGTTGTTGAGCGGCTTGGTCAACCACTGGATCTTTTTCTTGTGTGGCGGATCCTCCGGCAGCGCCAGATTTTTTGCCAGCTTTGGTACTGCCGCCTGATCCACTATTAAATTGCATCATGCTCATGGCGTCATATGTGGCTTGACTCAGTGCTTGCCATGCGGCCAAACTTTGAGCCGGATCCACGGTCATTATTTTGTTGGCAGCGCGGCCAATTCGTTGAACCACACCATCAGCTTGTGCAGCCATTGTTGGATCAACATAATTTGTCAACTGTTTGTAATCGTTACCTAGTTTGCTTTGTAAAAAATTTCTATGAATTTGATTCATCAATGATCTTTGAAGTCCGGCCTTGGTTCCGCTGTCTAGCTGTGAAAGATCATTGACATTGTTTTGTTGCAGAGTTTTAGCTACACCATCTGCCCATAATTTTTGTTGTTTTTCTGCGTGTGCTTTGATTACCGGAGCAGCCGTGGTGGCAGCAGCCTTTTGTTGATCACCGTAAGGAGATGCTTTGCCCCATTCTGCATCTAATCCAGTTTTTTGCTTGATATAATCTGATGCCGCAGATTTAACATGTGATCCCACAGCTTTAGCAATTGACCCCAACTTGCCCGGAGCAGCCGGGGCTGGTGCAGCGGTGGGTGCAGTTAAGTTGGTAGCCATGTTGTTAAACGCACCAGTGGCTGCAACAGGCATGAATCGTCCACGGTCATTTCTTGGGGGTAGAGTTTTTACACCCTTGAGTATGCCTTCGTTTGTGCGTCGACGAAATATTTCATGTATCTGCATTGGTTCTTCTCACTGATCTGGCAAATTTGCCTGAGTCCCTGGTGCGGATAGCATTCAGCAATTTGCGCTGTAGATTTTCTGCTTGATCAGGCGGAAATTCTGTGTCAATTTGTTCCAACAATCTAATAGCATTAGCAATGAGGCTGGCCGCACGGTTTTCAATTAACAGGCGGCGATCACGCTCGATGTACAAATCGTCTAATTCTTCTAGTAAACTGCGGGTGCGTTTTTGCATCTGCTCCGGGACCTTTGGATTATTTAGCGGATTTAGGTTGTTTGAATACAATCGATCAAGTCCGGAAAAGCTGTTTTCCAACTATTATTTCTGCGTATGTCCCAGGTAGCAACAAAATTTTGCCAGGAGGTCAAATTGACCAATTTTGTTGATTTAATGTTTGCCACCATCTTATGTATTACATGATCCATTGGATATTTTTCAATTACTAAATTTTGAACTGATTTTGGCATTTTATTCAGATCCCAGGCACTATTAAAACAAAAATGTACGTTTAGGTCAGTTTTGTCACCCCACTGATTTGTTGCTAAATTTTGTTGTATCCAAGATTCCAATCTATCAAAATAATAAGCATTTAAAAAATTAGCTGTAAATTCTATTCTAAACATCAAATTATGGATATTTTTGTTATCTCTAATTCGCAGTAAATTTCTGCTGACCTTGACCCAAGTTAGCGGCCATCTCACATAATCAAACTGTTCTTCAATTCCGTCAAGACTTGCTGCAAAAATTATCAGTTTAAATTTTTTCCATTCATTTAAAACTTCTTCATTGGGATATATGGACCCATTGGTAGTGTAGTGCAAAGTGACTTGTTCAGGATGGGGCACATGCTCTAAAAACTTTAAATGTGTATCTGTAAATAATGGTTCCCCACCAAAAAATTTAATGTACTTAACTTTTTCTAAAGAAACAGCAGAAACAATTTGATCAATTGCAGCAATGGGTGTTGTAGATTTAATTGTTATTTTTTTATTTTGAAGTTTTGATTGCTCTTTAGTCCAGAGAGAACTGCTTTGTTGATTGCAAATAACACATGCTGCGTTACACTCATTGTCTAAATGGATATCAATGGTTACTGGATCCTGAGAACTTTCAGCATCAGGCACCCAGTCTGGTCCACTTTGTCGCATGCTTTGTTGCCCGGACTGTTCTAATAGAAAACATTTGTTGCAAGCCGGTGACCAATCAGTGATGGAATCAAACAGTTTTTTTCGATTGTCTTGAACAGCAGAATCAACAGGTATTTCTTGAGCAAACCAACAACAAGGTTTGACTGTTAGTACATCATTTGATTTCACGGTAAATGAATACCCATTGGATAGGTATCTGCAAAAATTATTTGGCATTATGACGTTTTGATCTTTCCTAGCAACTGCTTGAGCTTGGCGCTTTGCACGTCAGCTGTGACTTTGGGTGCTTCTAAATCAAACCCGTCTCGAGCCTGTGGTCGTTCCCAAGGTGCGGATTTAGCATCATCTGTGGCAGCACTAACCTGGCTTTTTGCTTTGATCGAGTCCATGATACTTGAACTGGGTTTTTTGCTAAACCCGTTTTCATTGTCATCCCCGCCTTCATCAGTAATGCGCATGGTTTCAATGTTGTACTCCAAATCAATCTTTTGACCAACGCCGGTCGAGCTTCGAGACTTCATACACTGGATCTGATACTTGCCACGCTCTTTCATAGCACGACTTGTAAAGATACCAAACACATTATCTGCTGTGTTAATCTTTGAGATACCACCTGAAATATGTGAGTGGTCAAATTCAATTTCTTCCACAGCTGATCGATTCAACTGTGACGCTGTGACCATTAAGATACCCAGTTCTTTGGCCAAGTTGCGCAGTTCTTCAGAAACATACTTGTCCTTCACAAACAAATCGTTGGGCGATACTTTAGCACTCACAGGCATCAACAAGTCTAAGTAGTCAATCATCACAAAGTCCACTTTCTTACCAGTTTGAATTTGATACTCTTTTAAGTAAGCACGAATGTCATTGATGTTTGATTGTGCTGGCAAGCCTTTTACTTGATAGTTGCCTGACTTCTTGGCTACAAGTTTGACCTTGAGTTCTGTGGTGTCTATGTCTTTTCGAATGTCCTTGGTGCTCATGTTGGTTAGCATGGCATCAGTTCTCAAACTGGTAAGCTCTTCACTCAGTTCTAGTGTGATGTACACACCACTAAGTCCTTGCTGTAGCCAGTTCAGTGCAATGTTCATCATGACCAAGCTCTTGCCTGATCCTGATCCGCCTGCAAAGATGTTGAGTTCTCCGCGACTAAAACCACCATACAACAATCTGTCCAGTTGTGGCCAACCTGTGCTTACTTGTCCGCCTGAGTTGAAGTATTTCTCAATGCGACTCTTAGGATCAGCAAAGTAGTCTGTGCCCATGTCTTTAGTGAGTGATATTTGTACTGCATCTTTGATGAGTTTTTCAACAGGATCATATTCACCTTTTTCCAACAAGTCTGCGGCTTTTAAAATAGCCCGCTCCAGTTCCTGGCGGCGAGTAAATGCTTCAAACTCGCCCATAAACCAATCAAAGTGTCCTTCATTCAAGTCTGGCACAGCCGCCAACTTGACCCCAGTGGTCGCCGAGATTTGAGTGCGGTCCGGCAAGGTCTTGTGTTTGTCTGAGTGTTCTTTGATAAACTCAGCCGCAGGTCTCAAACTCTTGTCAAAGTTTTGTGGGTTGTAGATGTTTTGAACACGCACATAGCTTTGTGCATCCTCCAGCATCATTTCTAAAAATAGTCGTTGGACGTCAAGTCCGTATTCTTTTAGCATGAATAAATTCCAAGTATGTAGTAAGTGTGTCTAATACTTCAGCGGGTGTTGCTGCTTGAGTACGCTGTGTGTAACATTGATGTAGTTTTGGCAGCAACGACTTTTTGAAAAAATAGCGATTGCCTTCTGGTCCGTGATGTCCTTCTGGTGCGTCAGAGTCTGCCGGTCGGTTTACTCCAATGTTTATGTTGTAATAAGTTTTGTCAAACACAATGCATTTTTTGTGCTCTTTGCAATGCGCTAGAACAACTCGACCTGGTTCCCAATCGTCAATGTGGTCAAAATTTCTACTGAGATTTATGATCATGTAATTGGCATTGATACCGTCTAGCCATTGTGTTAGTAAAAAAATTTGACGTAGTGCTTCTGTTTCAATCCATCTACGATTGCTGTGTATTATTAGTTCTCGGTCGCCACCAAAATTTAGCATGCTAACCAGTCCACGATGTTCTGCAATATCAATTAATTCATAATACCATGTGCTAGTATTGAATTTGTATCCCTGGTATGGCGTGTCTACATCGTTATTATTGAATATAGTAATACGTTCCAAAGGCGGAATGCCTACAAATATCATGTCATTGTACCAGTCGATTTCTTGAGACATTCCTATTAATAGCTGCTGAACTGACGAGAAACTATTGCCTATGCGTGAGCAATTCATTACTGTGTTTACTTCCAATGCTTGAGCAGCCAGACCCCAAAAACTGTCTGCAGGTTTTACATGAAAAAATGGAGCGGTATAACTGTCACCAAATACCCAGAGTTTATTGTATTTTTTTAACAAAGTTTGTCCTTTATACTTGTCTCAAAAAAATGTTTGTTACCAACAGGTCCATGATGTCCAAACCAATCATATGTATCAAAGTCAGCTGGCTTGTTAATGTTAAGATTTACATTGTACAGTGAGTTGTCAAACAGTTGACAACGATTGTGATTCAAACAGTAGTCTAGTATATATTGACTTGGCCCCCAATGATTATTTTTGTCTAGATTTTTACTGAGATTTACAATAATATAATCAGCATGTTGCGAATCGAGCCATTGTGTGATTAAGAATATTTGCCTCAGTACCTGTGTCTCAATCCAACTGCGATCACTAATTAATACTGATAGTTTATCAAGTTGCTTGTATTGTAAGTTTATCAGTCCATGATGGCTTGCAACATTGTCAGTTTCTGCTTGCCACGATTTTGTGTCAAATATAGAACTTGTTAACGCTGTGTCTTTGTAATTGTCAAATATAGTAATTCTTTCTAATGGTGGCAAGCCAATAATAAAAAAATCTTCTTTAAAGTTATAACGCTGTTGTTCGCCTACTAGCATATGACACACGCTATCAAAACTAATTGCAGGTCTACTACAGTTAATCACAGTATCAACATTAAGGTTGTTAGCAGTCAACCCCCAAAAACTCTCATTGGGAGCAACACATACATCCGGAGTGCTATGACTGTCACCAAATACCCAAAGCCTATTGTATTTTTTTAACAAGTTGTTTCTTCCTTATCTCTATCTTAATTCGACTGGTTTCTCTAGAGGCCATTATAGTCAGCAAGGTGCCAACACGCCCTAACACAATCACAGCGTCATTGACATCTTTACAGCCTTCTGGCCACTCGGGTATACTTACCGCCCAACCCAGTTCCACCGCACGATCAATTAGTTCTACGCCTGCTTGATCCTGGTCGGGTACCACAGTTATTTCTCGGCCCAAGTTGCGTATCAGTCGGGCTTGTGAATCGCTTATGGTGTTGTGCATCACAGCTACACCACCAATACTCAGTGCATCAAATATGCCTTCTGTTACTATCATATTGGTCCAGTTATTGTGCTGTAAGTCTGTACCAAACACATAGCCTGGTTGGCTGTCTGAAATAAACTTGGGTTGACGGTTGTCTAAAAATCTGCAGGTGTATCCTACAATTTTGTTTTCGTATGTGAATGGTATAACCACATGCGGGCGTGTCCAATGAACACCATCATTTTGCGTCTGCACCATCATAGGAAAGTCTTCAGGTACATGTCTGCCCTGCACATAGTCCCAATGTGTCTGGTGCTCAGGTGTTAGTAACTCGGCAAATGGTGGCAAGTCTCGTTCTTCAAATGTGATGCCGGCCAATTGATTCCAAGCCTGTTGTCTATCTTCTAGGATGCCATGTATGCTACGATGCCGCAGGCTTTCAAGATTGAGCATTTCAATTTCGTTGTCCGGCACACCCATCCACGTCAGTAGTCTGCGAGCTTTAATGCTTAGGGTACGACCCATGATAAAGCTGGCTGTGTAGGCACAATTGAAACAGTGATAACTCCATCCCTGTTCAGTAGCTTTGAGTCCGCCACGCCCTCTTGTGTCTCGAGTGCTGCCATTGTGCTGACAGCAAACTGCATTGAAACTCAACCAACCACTTGGTGTGGGTTTTCTTTTGGCAGGTAGATACGCAAGGATGTCAAGCATCTATACAGTATAGCAGATCAGCTGTACTAAATCAACGATATTGGAGGTTAGTAATGTAACCAGTTGTGATCAATACCTGCGCACAAACAGTGCCTTGGTATTGCAATGGCAAATATCCAGATCCACCATTGGTCACTTGAATTGCGCCAATTTGGCCGTTACCTACCGACGTCACAATGGCTTCGGCACCTGATCCGTCACCTAAGATTTGTACTTTGGGAGGTGCCACATATCCTTGTCCACCATTAGTCACATTGATAGCAGTGACCACTCCGTTGGTTACTACGGCTGTGGCCTGGGCTTGTGATCCTTGGCTGTTGTTGAAGGCAGCACGGATCAATGGATAGAATCCTACCACATTGAAATATTGGGTAGAAGTTTCGTTGTAATATTGATAACTGCTAGTCACATCGTACCAAACTGATTCATAAGTGTCGGCTGCTTGGAATTTAACTGTGCCGGTAAAGTGATCCAAGTCCATTTTTACCGTGGTTAGACTTTGTCCATTTGTGGGGATATGGCTTGAAAAAAATTCTGTAAGTTGTGTGGTATTCACAGGCTGTGGATACAATGCCCAGTCTGGCCAGTTTGTGGGACCAGGTACCAACTGTTGCGCTTTACCGTAGATTGTGGGGATGGTCAACATTTCGCTAGGTACAAATGCAGGAAATACCGAATCCACAATGTTGCAATCTGCTCTAGCACCTGAATTGGCATCCACATAAGCAGCCTGCACATAGTCGCCTGCTGTGCGTTGTATGCTGTAGCTGCCGGGCTGTGCTGTAATGTTGATGGTATCTTCGTTGTCTAGCACCACTTTTACTCTGCCCAATGTGGCGCTGAGTGTTACCATGGGCTTTTCAACCAACAGTTGGTCGCCAGTTTGATTCATCAATCTAAACACAAAACTGCTGCCTGTAATGTTTACTGGTTTTTCCTCTTGATTGATAAATTCAAACAGTAGAACATTGTCTACACCTTTGTTAACGGTTAATTGTTTTGCATACACTGGGTCGTACCTCGCTGTGAAATATCCACCACTGGTGTCAACTAACAAGACTTTGGTAATTTGCTGGTAAAGATAGATGGTGGTCGAATACATC